TTGTTTGTTTGATTGGGTGATATAGAAATCCATTGAGTATTGTCTGAATCAGGGTCGGTAGCACTGTGAATAAAAAAAGTCGGATTAGTAGATAAGGTATCATGGTCTTGGTCTTTATCTATATTTGCACTATCTACAAGTATCAAATTATTATTAGCATAATTTTCACCACCAACGACTATTTTTAATCCATTATCGCTTGGCTTTCCATAGAATCCACCATAAGTTGTATAACCATGCACAAATACTCCATCTGTCGAACTTTCTATTTTTCCATTTGCATCAATATTTGAAGATAAAGTCAAAACTCCAGAATTATCTACTTTAAACTTACTGCTAGAACCGACCTGTAAATCAATTAAATTGGTAGCACCTGAACCAGTTCCCGTTTCAGTAACATCAAGTAAAATCCCATTATAACCTGCTGTTCCTGATTGGTTAATGTCTGGGTTTATCTTTAAGAATGACTGTGTACCACTACTAGCAGTCAAATCAGCACTAGCGTCTATATCCATAAAATCACCAGAAGCTAAATCACTATTCTGTCTAATATTTATGCCGTCTCCACCTTGTGAAAGTATGTGAGCAGAACCTGAAGTTGTACTCATATAAATCTTACTTCCGTGCATAAACATATTGCCTGAATTGTCAACTCTCCATTTTGTTGTACCACCAGTTTTTGTTGAAATAAGATTATTTGAACCAGAACCAGTTCCCGTTTCAGTAACGTCTAAAAGAATACCTGTATACCCTGCCGTTCCTGATTGATTTATATCTGGTTCAATGTTTAAAAATGATTGTGTTCCACTAGAAGCTGACAAATCATAAGCACCCGAACGAGTTAATAAGTTAATAGCATTGCCAGTAGAAATATCCTCATTTTGTCTTAAATTAAATGATTTTTGAGCATCTGTATAAGCTCCAAAATATGATGTACTATCACCATAATACCTAACAGCAGATGTACTAGTAAATACACTGCCAAAATTATTCACTTCATATTTTGAGGAACCACCAACCTGTAAATCTAAAAGGTTATTTGTACCACTATCCGTTGCAGTTTCAGTAACATCAACCTCCAAAGCTGTGTAGCCAGCACCAGCACCAGAACTTTGGTTTACGTCTAACTCAATTTGCATACCTAACTGTTGAATTGCAGTACTAGCTCGCATTTGACCTGTGCTTTGCCCAAAATGAAATCTAGGCGTTGTACTTGTGTCGTTAGAAACAGCTTCAATATTGAAGTTATTACTAGCACCAGTCCATCGCCATCTTACCGACTCGCTACCACGACCAAATGAGAAAATGTTTTGATCTACTTGCAAATCTTGTGCTTTCCACAAAATAGCGCTTGCATCGTCTGCAATTGTTTCGATAACTGCGCCACCTGAACCCCAATTCGTACCATCAGCTTCAAGTTTCACAATAGACTTTGTACTCGCCCCGCTTGGAGATGATTTTATGGATAGTTCATTTGTTGTCGTATCAGTTGAGGTGGTCAAATCAATGGCAGAATCCGTCTGATTAAACGTCAAATCACCAACATTGATGATATTATTACCATCCATATCGAGATCGCCTGACATGGTTATTCCGCTTACATTAAGCGTTCCGGCGTAGATGTCGCCCATTGGTCTGCCACTCGATCCAAGATCGGGGGCCGATTCCGTCGGGAGATAAGCTGTGCCTGTGTTCTCAAACAGGTCAATTAGATCATCGCTGACCATGGATTGCGCAAAACATGGCGCTACCATGAATAACGATATAAATAGAGATATTAAAAACTTCATGATGATTATACGTTATCGGTTAAAGTAACCCCTACATAAGCCGTACCGTGATTGCCAGCGGAATCTTCTTTTACGGAAATCTGAATGAGTTCAGCGTTAATGCCTTCCTCATCAAGTTCACCGCTATACTTTGTTCCACCAGTAGAGGTCTTCGATCCGGGGAATGTGTAAGGTGTGTTTTGATAAACTTTTGATTCTGACGTGGTATTGGAGCGTAGAGTTCTCTCACGCCATGAAGTACCACCGTCATTACTCACTCTCAAACGAATATACATATAGCGGTCTGTTTCACCCGCTTTAGGCGTATAGTCAAAATCCAAGTGCAATTTGCCAAGGTATTTTGCGCTAGTCACCCAAGTGTTATCTGCATAATCATCAGTGAGCGTGGCTGGCGAAGCGGCTGTGCCGATCGCGTTCATTTGTAGATGTTCTCCATTCATAGTATTAAAATGATTGAAATAAAATTACAGCACGCTCCTATGATTTAAAAAGTTTTTCGTGTTTTGTATAGAGGGCTTGACCGAGAATATTCTTTGCCTGCCCTTTGTCCATTTTCTCAAAATGCGCTACTTTTGTGACTCCAATGTCTTTAAGTCTTTTAATAGCGTCCTTCGGTAGCCCTAACGTGTCAATGCCGGGCTTTACTTCCTGTTGTTCGTCTTTATTATAAACTACTTCACCATCGGCTTCAACCTCTTTGAGTTTTGGCCCCTTTTTCTCGGGAGCTTTTTCAGGCGGTGGCTTTGGAACAAAGGCTTCTTGCTTCTTTTCAAGTTCGGTTAGTTCCTTTTCCTCACCGACTTCCGTTATCTTCGTCTCAACATTTCCCTCGTCGTCGATAGTACCCTCTCGGGGAGATTTCCTCGCCCTTTTTGGCCTTTTCAATGAGAAACGCTTCGTCTAACGCACGTTGCTCCTCTCGGGCCTTCTGATCCATGGCTTCCCATTCGTCCTGTTCTTCACGCTCTTTCTGTAAGCGTTTTTCCCATTTTTCTTCCTCCTCCGGTGTATCAATGTTCAGCTTGCCCTCGGCTTCGAGTTTATTCATTTCGGCCCTTACAAGGGATTTCTTTTCCTTGCGGGATTCAAGAGAACGAACAATGTCGTCTACAAGGTATTCGACTTTAGGGTGTTGAATATTGAAGTCTCGCACTACATAAAGCCAAAACTTCTGTCCTTTGTTTTTTACGGCGTCAAACCGTTTGAGCCAACCTCTTTCGGCGTAAGGCTCAAGCATTTCCCTGATCTGCTCATGGGTAAAAAATTTTTTAACTGGCATAGTTATTTGGTTATAAAATATTCATTTCTGCCCCCGAGTGATCTCGGGAGCAGTCTGAACAGTTTAGCTGTCTGCGGCAGGTAGTAAGTAACCTGATTTATCGATAACAGCAGTAGCCTTGTTGTCGAAGAAACCGATATTAGTTCCAGCGGTAACAAGTAATTCGCTAGCTGTATCAAGATGTCGTACACGATTATTCTTAACGATACCGGTATTAGCGGTAGTCGTGTCAGCAGTAATCAATAGAGGGTTAGCGTCATTCAAGCGAATAACGTCATTGTCCTCAATATGTACATTGGTCACATCTTTACCTGTTGCGACGATGGCAATAGCGGGTAAGTCGCTAGTGTTCACACCAAGGTTAAGGTAGCAACCTTTTACAGTTAATCCGTCAAGATCACCAGCGAGGGTAATCATGGTAGATGTAGCTGTGTCAGGTTCAACCCATGAACAATCCTCAAAGGTTAAGCCGTCGGCCGCGTTAGCGGTAGCTCCAGCAGTAACAAGAGTAAGGAAGTTCATATTGGTCGCAGTCGCCTTGAATTGGCAACGGCGTAGCGTGAAGTTTTTAGCGGTTGTCAAAGTAAACAATGAAGCAATATCCGCAAAGTTTGCGGAAAAGATCACATTTTCGATAACAACATCAGCCACACTTACGGCGATAGTAGCCGTGTCAGCAGTATCAAGAGTAATGGTAGGAACTTTCGATCCTTCACCAATCCCGATAATACTGATTCCGGCGACGTCCAAAGCAAGTGCGGTTGCGCTTGAGATAGTTTCGGTGTGACCGGGAGCAACATAGATTTTGTCGCCACGGCTTGCGGTACAAGCACCGACGGCAGTATCAATGTCCGCAAAGATAAGCGTTTCCCCGTTATAATCATCAATCCCGAAACGCTCCATAAGATCGCGAGCGTCGGAAGCGATTCCACTATAAACAAGAATATTCTTGCCGGGATTCACAATCCCTCCGCCAACACCTAAACCCATTTTTTGTGCGTATTCCATAAGAATAGATGTTAGTTAGATATAGTTGAGCCGTCTCCTTTGGAGAAATAGCCCCATTTCCAGTCTGTAAACACAGGCTGAACATAGACAGATCCACACTTAATCAGAGTACCATTACGGTATTCAGATTCAGCGTTGATCCTTGGACGCCAACCCCATACCATATATACGGAATCTTTCATGCGTTCGCGTGAAACAAGCGCCCAATAATCCTTATAAGCTACTGGCTGATGATCGACTACTTCGTAAGTGATCTTACTGTAAGTAGTAGCGATCGGATTCACACCAAGGTTTGGTGTGTGAGGACCAGCAGGAGAATAAAGGATTCTTTTTACTTCTTCTTCTTTTTCGGTCGCGATAAGAAGGCAAAGATCGCGGGCTTTCATAAGCTGAACGCCACGAAGATCGTAGAAACGATCTAACCGTTGTCGCGCTTTCTCAATAGCACCAGTAGAAACAGGCAAATGCCCTTCTGTGGTTTTAAAGATATTGCGCTGTACAGCCACACTCGCGTCAGGGGAAGGGTGATTGTATGCGGCAAGAGCCACACCGTCACCACCTGTTTGGAAAGTGGTTGTATGAGCGAGATAAATCAGCTTTGCGGCCAGTTTATCAACGATAAGGTTCAAAGCGTTTGCACAAGCCTTCACGACACCGCGGAACTCTTGTACTTTTTCCTTGTTTCCTTTCTGAATCCAATGGATACATTCTTCGGAAATAGGAATCTGCTTTGTATATTTCTTTAGTTTGACTGATACGTCGTAACCCTGAATCACATCGTCCTGATCGTAAGCCTGCTGTTCGAGCGTAAGTACCGCTTCGGCAACAGAACTGATAGAGCTGAAAGATGGTTCGTCAAAGGTAGGTTCATAATCCGAGAAGCCTAATTTTTTATAGCGTAACTCTTTAGAGAGTTGCTTATTAGCTTCGTCATGGATAGCGACTACCGATGGTGTCACGAGATCGTCTAATGTTTGAATATTAGCCATGATCTATAATTTTTAAATGACAAAGTAAATATTAGGTTTCCGGTTCAAAAGCCATTTCTGGCAACGCGATACGGAATAATCCACGGAGAAGATCGCCTTCACCACGAGGATCGAGTTTTACTAGAACAACCTGACCGACAGTATCGGAAGCAGAGCCAAGGTCAACGGTCTGTGCGCCAGTACCACCAGTATTTAACTGGAAGAACTGACCTTGATTAGCCAAAGCGGCGTCGGCGTCAAAATCCATTTCGAATTGATCGTCCATTCCAAGAGGAATGACTGGAAGTGTGACTTGTGCGACGGTTTGGTTATCAGCGGCCATTGTGCCTGCCTTCTGACAAATTCCAAAGGGGCGGTCTGCGGTTGCGCTGTCAACGACTTCAAGGAAGCCTGACGCGAAACATACAACATCACCGACTGCAAAAACTTCGGAATTTGCACCGATTACATGCTCTAGTGGTTGTGCTAGCCCACCCATAGGGCGAGAGTATTTTGCACCATACATAAGCGTAGAATTATATTTTATACGTTAGCACCTACCGTATTAGCGAATCCCTGTTGAGCTTCGCTTAATTTGGTAGATTTTGAAGGAGATGGTCCAGCACCTTTTGCTTCGGGCGTTGAAGCGCCTTTAGCGAGAAGTATCTTTTTTTGGTCCTCCTCTATCTCTTTCTCGGTTCGACCGGGATAGGCGATAGCGTAAGCCAATTCAAGTGCTTCTGCATAATTGTCCTTCACAAGATCGGGGCTGACTTTTTTAAGGGCTTCTTGGATAGTCTGATACTTCGGATCAAAAGGATTATTCTGAATCCCCTTACCTTCGTAAAAGGATTTTTCAGCACCGCTTCGCAATTGTTTCAGAATCCGCTCGTTGTCTTTCTTGACAGTAAGCAGTTCTTCTTCACGCTTGGCGGCGTCGGGGTCTGATTCTTTGAGTTCATCAATGCGCGCGTGCGCCATAAGTTCCTCGTAGGAATCATAGCCCCATTTCTCCTTGATAATGTGCTGTGCAGTATCAGGGTCATTCTCGTGAATGTCCTTAATCAGATCAGGGTTTTTCTCTACCAATGCAAGATTCGTTTTAAGGAGCTTGGCTTTCGCTTCGCCCATTTCACTTATCTTTTTATTGGCGTTTTCCCAATCTTTTTGCAGTTCCTCTAACGACTTCGTTGGTTGCCCCTCGGGGTCTGCGGAAGGTGTCTCGGGATCAGGTTTTTGTTCAGGATCGGCCTTCGGTTCTTCGGGAGTTTCCTCCTTCGGTTCTTCGGGTTTCTCCTCTACTGGTGGTTCTCCAGTAGGTTCTTGCTCCGTTGGTTGCCCTTCCGGGTCTGCGGGAGCGTCTTTGGTTGCAAGATTCGCAAATTCTGCGGGGTCTTGCGTTAAGTCAACTTCGGACATATTATGAAAGGTTAGGAATTAAGTACCCTTCGATGGAGCGAGAGAGCGTGCTGTATAACGCTATGCCAGTTAAACTAGCAGTATCTCGCCCCATCGAAGGAGCATAGCTTTTTATAATGGTACAGTAGTAGGATCATCTTCGGTGTTCTCGATCGGTTTCGTGTACGCTTCCTTATATTTGTTCTGAAATGTCTTGAGAACAGCGATATTTCGGCATTGAACCTGCATAGCGAGCAAGTCGTCTTTACTTTTACCCGTCTGCAATCCTCGGGTAACGATCATATATTTCCAGTTATCCAGCATTTGATTGAAGGCCTGCCATTCTTCTTTCATGGTAAGGCCGACCAATTGTTGCTTTTGGTTAGCTGACAATTGCCGGATTGCCTTGTTCAGTTGGTTGTATTCCCGGTAAAGTGCCTGCATTAGTAATTCTTTTTGATGGTGTTTCTCCTTCCGGGTTCGCCACTTGTGCGTTAGCTTTCGCCATAAGTTCATCATGTTGAGGTGGTTTAGCAAGTAAATTAAGATTCTTGGTGATTGTCTCGGGCGTCTGTTCAAGGTCAATGTCACCTTCTTTTACGTTCGGATTCGGATTAACGACGTCTTGCGGTAGTCCTCCGAGTTCTGCTTCAAGTTCCGCTAGTTTAAACGTATTAACCTCTCCTTCTTGGTATTCTTTAAGTGAAGCGATACTCTCACGCTTCTTTTCATCTTCGAGTTCTTTTGTATAAGCGACGTTGCTCATTTCGGGGATCAGTTCAAAATCATCGTCATAATCTTCGGGCTTTGTCTCAAATAAGAATGATCCCTCCTGTTTTTCCTCGACCACTTTTCCGTTTGAACGGAATAGTTTAATGCCGTCCGTGCGGATAGTAAAACCGCTTTTATTTCCTTCTTCGTCGATCTGCGGTACACGATAGCCGAGTTTAATTGTGTCTTTCATGCCGAGCCATAGCCGTTTCCAACCGTTTGTCATGTTCTGCTTGATGTAGTTCTCAATGATTGCAAACTGACTTTCGCGTCGGGCGGCGGTTTTGGTAGCCGTCTCCTCGGTCATTGGATTCGCAGTATCAGCGATATTGATACCTGTAAAGATAGCAATATCATTGTTTGTGCCTTCGTCCATGGCCACGGTGAAATCAAGATTGGCACTTACTGGTAAAGGCTTAACGTCGTTTATGTCTGCCCTGATAAAAGGCTGACCAAATTCGTATTCGTCCTCGTCAAAGTCTGAAAGCGGATCAATGATGATAGTCTGAAAAGCGATCTTCTTCATCACGTCAAAGACCATGTTTCGGGTTTTGTTCTTGATCTCACGGAATACCTTTGCAAGAGTACATTCACCCATCGCGTAAAGTTCGGAATCAAGGTAATGGTCAATCCAAAAGGCAAGCGGGATTTTCTTATTGAATGAAGGAATAGGAGACCAGCCCTTGTTTTCTTCGTTCACGCGGTCTTTACGATAAAGGTTAATATGGTAGCCGTTTGCAACAATTGCAAATCGGTCCATGCCATCATCGTAATAATAAAGCGTTTCATAGATACTCTTTTGCTCCCCTGTCTTTTCTTCGCCTACTTTCTGAAAGCACTCAATCGGGGAAATAGGCTCAATCCCTTCGATCTGATAGCCTTTGAACATCTTTTCAAACGTAGCCTTGTCATAGTGACGGATAATCGCCGCCTTGTGTACGTCTCGGAGGTCGCTTGCATTATAGTCAAGTAGAACGTGCCGGACGTCCTCGTTGCGTATTTTGGTCTGTGAAACTATCTTTGTAACCTTTTTGTATACAATTTCCCCATCTTCAAACGTGTCCGGTACTTCAACCTCCTGTGTGTAGTATTCGTGAAACCAACTAATATACCCGATTGAATAGATCAATGAGGAAATAATAGCCTTAAACTGCTCCCAATCCCCGTCACACAAATACCAAACATAGTCGAGAATATAGCCAAACGTCTTACCACGCGATTGTCTTTCTTCGTCATTGGCGTCTTTGGAAAGAGAGAGCCACTTCGGAAGCGGAACATTGGAAAGAATATAAGTTAGCTTCCTTTGGATCAGGGCAAATTCAAGCGGTAGCTTAATATCCGACATCTGCTTTTCCCTGTATTGAAGCTCGGGCGCTTCATTTTGATTGAAAGCCCTTTTGTATTCATTCGTAATAGTCTGATAAGCATGATTCGCTTCGTCCCACTCGGTCTCTTTGTACTCTCGGGCAAGTCTCATTTTTTGACATTCTTCAAGTACCTTACACCCTATGCCAGTATGGCGGGTGTCTTGAGAGCCGTTGTTTTGAACAGGATAGTTAAATTTGTGCTTCATTCGATAATTCTAGCAATTAAAGTACCTTTAGAGGTCTTGATCTCCGTGGGAGCATTAGGTAAGTCTTTCTCTGCATTGAAAATAATCTCCTCGTTTTCGTCAGGATCAACAAAAGCCACGAGCGGAAGATGGGAAAACTTTTGCCAACTTGGCCGACCGTGGGAATCTTCTGCTTCCTTACGGATTTTATCAATGTACGGAAAAAGGTCTTTAATCGCCACTTTAAGCACCTGCTTATAATTGTAGGCCTTATTGTGGATTCGAACTTGAACGTCAGTATAGACAGGAACTTTAACCTTCTTGTCTTTCTCCTGAATCGTCTTTGTCTTGCACTTCGTTGTTTTGATTACTTTCTTTTTCTCCGACATCTGATTGAGAATTAGACTGTTCTTTATCAGGTGTCGTTTCAGGGGTTTCGGTATCTGCTTGAACGTCCGGGACGTCTTGAGGTGGAACTTGTACTTCTCTTGGCTCGACTTCGAGATTGTTAGCGTTGCACTCTAACTGCTCTTTGCGTAAGCGTGCAATCTCATCATCGAACTGTGCCATGGCCTGATTGCGTTTTGCGTTCAGCTCTGCAATTCGATTGTCATATTCAGCCTTTAAATCTTCAACACGTTCTCCGGCACGTTTCTCGGCCTTTGTTTTGTCGAAGAAAATAAGATCGTCTGACAAGAAAGTCATGTTCGCTCCTTCGTTTGTGCCGTAACCGTCAAGGGTGAAGCCATATAAATAGCGTGTACCATGTTCGGAAACTTCTGCAACGAAGGCTTTAATCTCCAATTCATTGACTTTTACGTCAGGGCCAATGGAGAATACGGCCCATACTTTATCACCTTTTGCAAATTTGTTTTCAAACTGCATGTTAGGTGACATCGAGGTTTTAACCTCTGAATCATTAGGCATAGCAATAATGATTAAGAAATAAATTATAAATTGTGTCGTTTGACTATATCGGCTTGGATCAGGTCAAGACCTGTAACCATGTCGATCGGGTGCATGTACCCCCGGATTCCTCCGTGAATACTTGTTCCGTCTTTCGAGATCACCGCAATACACATATCATTTAATTCTCCCTGCCTTGCGGCGCGGTCTAAAAAGCCTACAATCCGATCATGCTTTTGCTTTTGCAACATATTGGTAAGAGTACATGGTAACGCCCATCTCATTGTCCTTCGCTGAATGGATAATTACATTATACTTCTTACAATCCTCGTCCGATAGCTTTTCTTGAACGGTAAATCCAAAAGGCTTGCCATTCGGTCCACCATGAATAACGCGAGCTTTGAGTGGCATGAGTGCCTTCTCCTCTTTAGGCTCGGCTTTTTTAACTACTTTTTTAGGCATAGATTTTAAATTAGTTGTTATTTAATTTAATACACACTTTTGATTTTATTGCAAGCATTTTACCAATTCACTTTTGCTCTTTTCTTCTTTAAGCGTACGTCTTTTCTGATCCTCTCCTTGACCTTCTGAACGGTGTCCTTCTTTTCTTTTGGCCGTTTGTGCATGAATGTAGCAATACCGTATCTATCAGCGTCCACACAGTCGTCCAGTTCTTTAATAACGTCCGCGTCCTTATGCTCCTCTCCCTTTAGTTTCAAGATACCATCGTCAATCTCGGATTCGTATTTCTTCTTATAAACATGATTCTCAAGTTCATAAATCGTATTCACGCACTCATCAGATATTAAATACTTATTCTCGAGGAATAGTCCGTTGATAGTCGTAATGCCAAGTTCACGCTTAACGATCCCCTCGGTTAGCTTTATCTTGTATCGTTTCAATTCAAGTTCTGCCTGCTTCGCTCCTGAATCATGCCCTCTATACCGTCGCACAACTTTAAACCTTTGCCCTGTGTCTCGGTGTTTCTCCATTTCCTTAAACTCCTCCGCCTGCTCCTGAAAGGTTGCTCCGATTCGCTTAAACTCCCTGAATTTATAGATCGTGCCGTACTTATCAATAGCAAACAAGCCGTATGCCGTCGGGTGTTCTGCCCCGAAGTCGTACCCACCAAAGAACACGTTTTCGTTTGGATCAGGTTCAAAGTGCGGTACAACATGACTGTCTCGGTCGAAAGCGTAATAAACTCTCCCTTCTTTCTTCTGAAACGCTTCCTTATCAGTACTAGGGTATTCTTGCATGAACTGTTTGATCGAGCCGTTACACTCGTTTCTGATCGTATCTCGTCGCCATACTAGCTTTCTGATCCTCTGCTCGTGGCTCATTCCCTCCATATGAACGTTATAAAGTGTTGTCTCTAGGTCGTCCATTTCGTCAATCTCTCCTTCCATTTCGTATTCTTCATGAATAAACCAAGGCAAGAACACGGCCGTATAGTCTGACTTGCCGTTCTTTGCTTTCCAATACTCATCATGGAAATAACCGGAAGTGCCATTTGCGGTGCTTTCCATAATAATCATTGTGTTTGGCTCTTTAGGTACGGATTGTTTAAGTCCAGTCATAAGGGCGTCAATATCTCCCTCCCAAAAGGCTACCTCGGAAAGATGAAGGTTATTGATGGTCTGTGAACGTCCTCCGCCTTTCTTATTCGCGGTGAACACGCGGATCGAGGATTTTAAGCCGGGATTATCAAACTTCCCTTCTTCTTCGGGATTCTCAAAGGTCAATGACTTCTTATTATCGTATCGCTTCATTGGCCTTAACTCGGGCGGTAGGTTATCAAGATAGGTCTTGTATATCTCAAAAATGGCTTCCGTACTATCAGGCTCATGCGAAATGATCGTACTCTTACGGTTCTGCCTTGTGGTCGTGTTCCAAGTGATGATCCCCGCGACGTCCGTGGTGATCCCTTCCTGTCTTGCTTTCAGGACAATTAAGCGGATCGGCTTACCTTCTTTCGATAACTTTCTGATGATTCCCTCGAATATCTTTTGAGCGTTGTTCGGCTTAAACGGGATAAGCTGGCTCTTTTTGTTCTTGATCTTCAAGTATTTCTCCCTGTATAACTGATAGTCCTTCTTTATCGCTAGTAGGTGCTTTGCTGTCTCCACTCGCAATTGCTCCGGCGTTAATGAGGATTTGCTCATAATTTAAAATGTTTACTTGTGTGTTTTGCTGATGGCCCGTTCTCTTGAGTACGGCGTTTCCTTCTTTAATGGCCCCGAGTTTTGTTTTGTAGTCCTCGTATTGATTAACAAGAAACAATAATTCAACATCAAGCGATTCTGCCGTTAATCCTTTTTCAGTAAGCAGTTCTCTTATACGCTCCTGAACCTTGATATTACTAGACAACCTTGACGCGCATTGACAAGCATACAAATAGTCTTTTGATGTCTTAATCTTCTTTTTATATGCTTCTATGTAAGCCTGCGCTCTGTTCCCTCTGTGCTTACCGACAAGAAGGACACAAAACAGCTCCCAATTATAATTTTTAAGTTTCGGCATT